GTGCAATATACAAGGGGTAAAATAAAATAAAATGAAATAAAATACTAAGCCATTGAAAACATTGGGAAACAAAATGCATGTTCCTATTCTGTTCCTTGTGTGCAGTGCAGCATAAGAAGGGGGGTCATTGTGCAGTGCAGCATAAGGGGGGATGGTGCAGTGCAGCATAGTATGCGGCAGTGCAACATATTGTATGGTGCAGTGCAATATATAGGGATGCTATTGATATATAACAGGTAAACATATATCGGATTGATATACTCTGCCCGAACATATACCGGCCATGGCCCCCCCTTACTTGCGAACCATTATCATTCCACATAGGAAACGAGGCAGCAAAAGTGTACATATAAACATATCTTTATATCAGCCTACCCTAATGTTATACTGATTCTACAGTGCAGAACACGGGAACGTACATATAAACATATATTTATATTAATTTATTCTAATGTAAGGGGGGAGGGGGAGGGGCAGGGGGGGTAGTCCTATTATTATATACACAGATGCTCAAAATTTACTAATTTCAAACCCTTATGTGTACTAATATGTTGATTTAATTAAAGAAATAATAATTGGCAATCCTATAGTATACTATAAGTACCCTATAGGATAAAATAATAATAGAAATCCTATAGAATACTGTATAGGGTACTGTATAGGGTACTGTATAGGGTACTGTATAGGGTACTATATGGGGGCCGGTAGGTAGTTAATTACTATTATACACCTGAAACGGCATGTTGTCAAGTACTTTTTTCATCCTATTGGTAACCTATTGATTATATTAAACATTATTTTTAAGAAAAGTTGGGTAAAAAGACGTTGAAAAAAGTTTCTTACACACCTATAGTAACCTATTGATTGTATTAGAGTATTCTTTAGCATGTAAGCTTCTGTTAATCGTTGCTCAGTAACCGTATTTTTCCTAAAAAGAAAGCATAATTAAATCAATGACTTACAAAATAGTTAAATTTTATACTTGACAAAATCGTCAGGAGCGTTATAATATATATATATATAAACTAAAAAAGGTTTTCTAATGCAAGCATTAACCAAGAAGACACTTACAGAAAAACAAGAAGCTTTTTTGGAGCATCTTTTTACTTCTGGCGGCAATGTCATTGAATCTTTAGATATTGCGGGGTATCATCCTAGCTCTCGTAGCAATGTAATGCATTCTTTACGGGAAGAAATCATCGCCCGTACAAGAACACAGTTAGCAACTGCAACTGTGAAATCCTCTCGTAGACTAGAAGAGGCTTTAGATGCAGACGGCTCTATCCCTACAAGTCAAATGGAGCTAAGATTAAGAGCGGCTACAGATATTCTGGACAGAACAGGAATTAGTAAGAAACAAGAAATTGATGTTAAAGCAGAGATTGTGCATGGCGTAGTATTTCTCCCTCCTAAACAAGAAGAGATTGTTATAGAACATAATGAGTGATGAAGAAATAAAAAAGAAACGCTCTTATCACGTAAGTAGGAAAGTACAAGCCCAACGTAAGACACAAAAGCAAATTACTGCACAAAAAAATAAAGTAAAAGCGTTAGAGAAAAAGCTAAAGAAACAAAAAGATAATGTACCAAAGGATAAAGGCGTCTTAGATACAGAAAAACACGTAGTATCTGAAGATTCCGAAATTTTATTCAGGCCGAACGATGGCCCTCAATATACTTTCCTCGCTGCCCCTGAAAAAGAAGTACTATACGGTGGGGCAGCGGGTGGCGGAAAGTCCTACGCAATGCTAATGGACCTTCTTAGGTACGCTACTAATGGAAACCATCGTGCACTGCTTTTGCGTAGAACTCTTGCTGAACTAACAGAGCTTATCGATAAGAGTAAACAGGTTTATCCAAGAGCTTTTCCTTCTGCTAGGTTCAAAGAATCTACTAAGACTTGGGTATTCCCTTCTGGTGCTACTGCGCTCTTCAGTTATGTAGATCAAGATGATGATGTATACAGATATCAAGGACAATCTTTTAGTTGGATTGGTATAGATGAATTAGGACACTATCCAACACCGTATGTATGGAACTATCTTCGCTCTCGCTTACGTACTACTGATCCAAGTATTACTACTTATATGAGAGCAACAGCCAACCCCGGTGGTGTAGGGGGTTGGTGGATTAAGAAAATGTTTATCGACCCTGCCCCACCAGATGTATCTTTTCACGCTACTGATATTGATACCGGAAATGCACTGACATATGGTAAAGGGCATGAAAAAGAGGGACAAGCGTTATTTAGCCGAAAGTTCATCCCTGCTCGTTTAACAGATAACCCTTACTTAATGCAGGATGGAACATACGAAGCTATGCTTCTCTCTCTTCCTGAAGTACAGCGTAAAAGATTACTAGAAGGTGATTGGACAGTTGCTGAAGGTGCGGCCTTTAGTGAGTTCAGTCAGCAGATGCACGTAGTTGATCCTGTAGAAATGCCTTATAACTGGATCAGAATCCGTGCTTGTGACTATGGCTTTAGTAGTCCTTCTTGTGTTCTTTGGGGTGCAGTGGATTGGGACGGTTGTATCTGGATATACAGAGAACTGTACCAAACTAAGTTAACAGCAGAAAATCTAGCAGATACTATTCTTGCTTTAGAATCTAATGATCCCGATATGTACCTATCCGTGCTTGATAAGTCTTGTTGGAACAGAACTGGAACTGGTAGAAGTATAGCGATGACTATGATTGAAAAAGGTCTTCGCTGGATTCCTTCTAATTCAGATAGAATGCAAGGAAAACAAGAGATACACAAAAGATTACAATTAGACGATGCAGCACAACCTCGTATTAGAATCCTCAGTACCTGTACTAACTTAATACGAACCCTTCCTTCACTACCAATGAGCAAGACTAATAGTGAAGATGTGGATACCAAAGCAGAAGATCATGCTTATGATGCTCTTCGTTATATGTTAATGACACAACAAAGCAATAGACCTTTTATTCCTTCTTTCTTTAGAGGGGCGCAACAAACACACCAGATAAACGATCAAGTATTTGGATACTAGGAGAAGATACTTATGACTAAAGACCCTAAAAAACCTGGATACGCCTGGAAGCCGGACGATTCAATAAGCACTATAAGTCGAAAGATGAAGACTATTAATAAGATGCTAGCTGACATGGCTGGTACAAATCGGCTAGGTACTAAATTTAGTAGTAAGCAACACCGTCAGGCGCTAAAGGAGAATCAGCCACCCGCAGGGGCAAGAAATTCTAGAAGTGACTTAGAAAGAATGTTAAGAGAGTTGGCATTACAAAAGAAGGCACTGAAAAATCCAGCAAGGGGTCTTGATCCTACAGGTAAAGGCTCTATTACCGAAGGCGCAGCATCGGTTTATGAAAAACCTGCTGATGTTACTTCTGAATTTAAAGGCGCAGGTATGACAGAAAGTACCTTTGGAAATAAAGATAAAGCTAGACAGCCCAAAACCTCCACAGTAGACCCTGATTCTGCACGGCATACTGCTGCTATTAAAGCAAAAGCAAAGAAAGCTGAACAGAAAAGAAAAGCTGAACGAGAAGGCTTTGAAGAATTAGAAGAATCGGCTAGGGTGGGAAGGCTACGTTCTGAAAAAGGACGTGATAAATTTAAAAGCCCAAAAGATTTTCAAGTTGTTTATCATGATTTCGGGAGTAAAGACGCTCCTGGGACTCCCCCGGCTAAGGTAAATATAAGTAGTGCAGATAGTGCTCTTAACAAAAAAGTAGCTAACCAAGCAGTTAATAAAGTTTTTGAAGACACCCCTGGAAGATTTGGTACAGCAGCGGGGAAAAAGGCTATTAAAGGCTTCTTTAAAGAAAATTTCGGTATTGAGGATATTGATGTATCCTATGATTTCCCGACAGAAGAAGAGGCCCGTGGTGGAATGAAACGAGGCGGAAAAGTAAAGAAAACTAAATCGAAGCCTACTAAGAAATATGCAATGAATAGAGGTGGCAAAGTTACTTCTGTTCGTAAACCAACCAGAGCATAAGGAGAAACAATATGCCTAGTAATTATCGTTATCCCGGCAAGTCGGACTTTGAGAGTGCGGCCCCTGCTGGTCGTATGAGTGATGCTAATGAATCCTCGCTATACCGTGAAAAGATGGAAAGTGATTTGATTGGCAGCACCAAGGAAGCTTTTAAATCTTCAGTATCCGTTCCTTCTCCTAAAGGAAACAATATTGATTCTTCCTTATGGAAGATGGCTGACGACCATTCGATCTACTCTAAGTAAGGGAAAGAATGTCTTTGGAAGATCAAGAAGCTGGTGCTATAGAGCTAGATGCTGAAGAAACTCCCGGTGTAGTAGAATATATAAAACAACGGTTTACTGAAGCTGAACACGGCAGACAGACAGACGAACAAAGGTGGTTGAATAGTTATAAGAACTATCGTGGAATTAACGATGGAACTACTACCTATTCTGCTGCTGAAAAGTCTAAGGTATTCATTAAGATTACCAAAGTAAAAGTCTTAGCCGCTTTCGGACAGATTGTAGATATTCTATTCGCTAACAATAAGTTTCCTATTACAGTATCCAGTACTCCTATTCCAGAAGGAATTGCAGAGTTTGCCCATATTCCTTCGCCGGAAGAACAGCAGCTTCCTTCTGAACTTAAAGATATGCCCCTTAATCAATTAGGTTTTGAAGGTGAGGACATACAGGAGTTTCTTTCTGGATTAAAAGAAAAGTATAAAGGCTCTTCTTTAGTAGAAGGCCCTTCAATTCTTGGTACAGCGCAGATATCTCCTGCCGATATTGCTGCCCGTAACATGGAAAAACTAATCCATGATCAAATGACAGATACAGGTGCAATGACTATTCTTCGTCATGCTATCTTTGAATGTTGTTTGTTGGGAACAGGTATTATTAAAGGCCCGTTTAACTTTAATAAAACTGTACACAATTGGCATATAAGTCCTGAAGGAGAAAAAGTATACGAACCTTATGATAAAATTGTACCAAAAATGGAAGCAGTTTCCTGTTGGGATTTCTATCCTGATCCTTCTGCAATTTCTTTGGATGATGCAGAGTATGTTATTCAACGACATAGGATGGGCAAGGAGCAACTGAGAAGTTTAATTAAACGCCCATACTTCGATAAAGATGCAATTGATTCTGTACTATCAGAAACACCACAGTATGAAACAAGACATTTTGAACCTGAAATTCATTCGGAAGGGGATGACTATCTCTTTACCGATAAAAGATACGAAGTCTTTGAATACTGGGGAATGCTGGATGCAAACACCGCCCGTCTATTCGGTATTGAAATTCCTGAATATATAAGTGATTTAGATTCTGTACAAGTAAATGCATGGATTTCTGGTAATAGAATTCTACGCCTTGTTCTTAATCCTTTTGTTCCCGCTCGTATTCCTTATCTTGCTTTTCCTTATGAACTGAATCCATATCAGTTATTTGGTATTGGTGTAGCGGAGAATATGCAAGATACTCAAATGCTGATGAATGGGCATATGAGAATGGCTATTGATAATCTTGCTCTAGCAGGAAACATGGTCTTTGATATTGATGAAACACAACTTGTACCCGGTCAAAATATGGAAGTATTCCCCGGTAAGATTTTCCGTAGGCAATCTGGGCAAACAGGCCAAGCAGTAAATGGTCTTAAATTCCCCAATACTGCACCGGAAAATCTACAGATGTTCGATACCGCTCGTAGGCTTTCTGATGAACAAACAGGTATTCCTTCTGTCCTACATGGACAAACAGGAGTAACAGGTACTGGTAGAACTGCTGCTGGCCTGAGTATGCTTATGAACTCTGGTGGATTAAGTATAAAAACAGTTATTAAAAATGTAGACGATTTCTTATTGAAACCGTTAGGAGAATCTTTCTTCCAATGGAATATGCAATTTAATGATGATGATGCAGAGATTAGAGGCGACTTAGAAATTAAACCAAAAGGTACTTCTTCCATCATGCAGAAGGAAGTACGAACACAACGTCTTACAACCCTGCTTCAAACTGTAGCTAATCCTATGCTTGCTCCATTTATCAAGATTCCGAATTTAATGAAAGAACTTGCTATTTCTCAGGATATTGATCCAGATCAATTAGTGAATGATCCTAATGAAGCAGCAGTTTTTGCAGATATTTTAAGAGGACTTATGGATGCAACTACAAACAGCCAAGAACCTTCTCCCGGTAGTCAACAACCCCCAAGTATGGGAGCCGATACAGGCGTACCTACAGGAGCAAATCCAATGGACCAATCGGGCGTTGGTGGCGGAAACATCGGAATTGGAAATGCGCCGGTTGCAGGGGAGAGCAATTTTACTGGAAATGTTGTCCCAATCGAAGGAGCGGGTGAAGGAAACTTTGAATAATTTCGAGAGAGAAAAAAATAATGTTCGATAGCAACGAAATGGATCAGCTAGGGTTTGCTAAGAAAGAATCTAATATCTTTCCTAGTAGAAATCCTATTGCCGGTACTGAAGAGAAACAGGACAGAGAAACAGAGTTTGCATCACTTGTTAAGCTTTTTGAGATGATGCAACTAAAAGAGAATAGTACGGATTCTTTTATCAATGACACTCTTCAGCTTTCTAGAAAACAAAGTTTGAAAGAAGGGGGTAAAGTCAGCTATCCCTCTTATACTTCTCTTCAACTATCTCAGACTTCTTTTCAACCAGATGTTTTGTCTAATATAGAAAATGCTGCTAACACTGGACAAACAGCGCAAGATGAGCTAGATCTTTTAATTGGTGATGATCCTCATGCTGATACAGATACTCCTGATCCTGATTTAGGAGCAGGAAAAGGTACTCCTGCTTCAACAATATCTGGTATAGGTTATTTCCTTAGTGAAGTCGCTGCTAAGACAGGCTTGCTTCCTGCTATTGTCGGAATCGCTACTGGCTCAGAAACCGGGGGCCATCCGATGGGTGCAGAAAGTGTAGGCGCTGATGAGGGAGGAGGTTCTGGTACTACTGAGGCTGGTGACGGTGATCCTTCCGGCGAAGACGTTGGTGCAGCAGATGGAGGACAAATTAAAGGCCATCAAGATGGTGAACAAGTACTTTCAGAACCAATAGCATCATCGGAAGAACAAGCAGATACAGAGCTAGATGATTTAGGGATAGGCCCTGTAGGGGTGGTTAATGATCCAGAAGGCACTACTACTACAGCAGATGATTTAGACTTAGAGTTACCTGATAAGTCTTATGTTTTAAATGCGGAAGCAGTAGAGTTAACGGGAAAAGTAAGTAT